TAATAAATGATGAATTGTATTATTCTAATATTTTTGTTTCTGAATCACGAAGGTACATGCCTGATTTTTATTGGGATTTAGATATTGCTCAAGAAAATCCAGTTGCACCATTTCATAAATTAATAGATGCTCTATCTCATTCAGCTGGGATGTCATATGATAAATATGTTGAGATTTTCCCATTTGAGAAAAGCGAACTCACCTCTTTAGCTGATGAGCTTCTTAGTAAGTCTCATAGTTCGCTAGTCGAGCCACTCTACGCAAGCGAAGACCACCTCCCATGGTTATCTCAATTCATGGGGACGAGACTAAAAAGAAACATCACGCTAGCTGATGGTTCAAAACTGCTTCCTTCTTACGATGTGGAGAATGAGTATTCGCGCTGGCAGGTAAACAATGGATATTTTGGTATTGGTGCTGGAGCAAGAGAGTCGATGCTCGAAGCAACAAAGCGCGGCTTAATATTTACCGATGACGACACCGACTCAACTTACTCTGTAGCGATAACCCCAAGATACGCTGGCGACCCATTTGCAATCAGGATTCAGACGATAGTAAATGAAACCCCCGATGTGACGACTTCTGGACAGTCAAGCCCGACAATACTTGCCTTGCTGGAAGACTCTAGGCCACTTGGCTACAAGGTAACCCATACGGCTGTTACGGAATTTTACTTTACGCTAGGGGATGAAACACTTGGTGTTCTTAATCAGCTAACGCTTTCCCCTCCTAGCAGCGCAAGTACCCTCCCAAGAAACTACCCAACGTTTCCTGGGCCTTAATATATTTTATATGTAAATAATTGTGCAAATAACTTAACAATGATTAATGCTAGTATTTTGATGAAATAGGAGATAAAATGGCTGGAGCTGGAGTAAAACTTTTTCAGGACGGACTAGTCCTGAGTGCTGCGGAGGTTAATGGCTACCTCATGGACCAAGCTATCTGCGTTTTTGATAACCCAACTCAAAGGGACAATGCTTTTGGTGGAGCGAACCAACCAACGCTGTCAGCAGGACGCTTATGCTTTTTGAAAGACAAATTGGGAGATTTGACAAACGTTAGAGTAATCCAATTTTACGATGGTTCCACATGGGTTGACTCAGCGCAGTTCACTACTCCCGACTTGTCAATCACTAATGCAAAAGTATCTACAACCGCGGCAATTGCACTCTCAAAACTTGCATCTGGGACATCTGGACAGATAATTGTTGCAAATGCTTCTGGGGTACCAACGTATGTGACGCTCGGCGGAGACGCAACTATTAGTACCACTGGTGAGTTAACCATTGGCGGCAATAGGGTGGTACTGGGGGACGATACGACTGGAGCCTATGTTGCTACGGTTGCTGGCACGGCAAACCAAATAACTGTTGGTGGTTCTGGTTCGGAAACGGCTGCCATTACGTTGAGCCTCCCTCAGGACATAAATATTACAAACATAAACATGAGCGGAACGGCTTCAGTAGCTACAAATCTGACAGTATCTGGAAGCACATCGGTTGCTGGAGCCATTACAGCCGCATCTGCGTCAGTCACTGGGAATGTTGTTTACCACATAGGAACAGCGTCGGTAGCCTCTGGCGGTTCGCTTTCCTTATCTGAAAATGGCAAGTTTGTTGAACTTACTGGCAATAGTGCCACACTGACGGTGCCCAACGTAAGTTGGACGATTGGCTCTCAAATAACCGTTATGCAAATGGGAACAGGTTCTGCGACCATAACATTCACAGGGGCGACTGATATAAAAGCTGAACCACGAACTTCGGCCAGCGTCGTTACCCTTAGGACGAAATATTCAAGTGCTACGCTAATAAACCGCGGAGCAGCCGATTGGTACGTCATAGGCGACCTGAAGCTCTAATCATGCCATTGGGACCCATATCTCAGCCCGGAGCCAGCGCGAGGCTTCCAGACGTCCCTACGAGCATTTCTGCTACGGCGGTCTCGGGTGGTCAGGCAAGCGTATCTTTCGTGGCGTCAACAAACCCAGGCAAGGGTTCCGGGAACTACGTAGTCACTTCATCTCCTGGTTCACTTACTGCAAGTAGCGCCAGTTCTCCCATAACGGTAACTGGATTGACTACTGGTACTGCATATACCTTCACTGTAGTAAAACAGTCTGGGTCTGGAATAAGTTCTGCAACTTCTGGTGCCTCTGGCTCAATCACGGCGTATGTTCCACCAACTTTCGGAACGCAAACAGGGTCTTCCTCAGCCTCAGCTCCTAGCGGCGGCTCAACTACGGGCATATCCAACGTTTACACAACAACGGGAACACTAAGTAAATCTATTGGTGCTGGTGCTACATTTTACGATTATGAAAGAATAAGTGGAACTGGGGGCGGAGCTTCTGGTGACTCGTTAAGTGGTCTTGCTGAAGACACAAACCATGAATGGCGTGTCAGGGTAACCAACACTATATCAACTTTTGCTTTAACTACAAGAGTTACCCCAAACGGCAGCACAACAACGGTTTCGGTTGAGTACGGTACTGATGGGAGCTACGGCACTAGCGCTGGTTCAGTAAGCATAGGCGCCGGACTACTTGAAGTAGTATCTTCATGGAGCCTAGGGTCGAGTACTTCAGCAACTATACACTGGCGTGTTACGGCAACTTACGCTGGAGGGGCAAGCGTACAAACAACAGGAACGATAAGTAGGGCAGTTACCGTTCACAACGGCACATCTACTGGTGTGTTTAGAACCTACACAACTCGAACTACAACAGGTTACAAGTTAGTGTCTAAGCCAGACTATGGGGCAAACATAACAATCAACTCGTACACACTTGTTGGAGGAGGTGGCGCTGGAGGTAACCAGGCCGGAGCCTTCCTCGGGTACGGTGGTGGTGGTGGTGGAGATATTAAAACTGGAAGCAGTATATCTACAACTTCCTTCCTGCTTAGTTCTCCTGGACCAGGAGGTAGTAAAAGCACCAGTTCTCGTGGAACTGCATCAACACTCGCTGGAGGAAGTTTTGCAACGATTACCGCAGGAGGAGGTTATGCCGCTACAGGAAACTATCAAGGTGGAAGCAGTGGAAATGGAAACGCTGGATTTGCTGGTGGTTCCTCAATTGGCGGCGGCGGTGGCGGTGCAGGTGGAGCAGCTTCCGACATAAACGGTGGTTCAGGATACTTTGGAGTCAGTCCTGGTGGCCCTGGGTTGTTTAACACTGGATTTAGCTCTGGATACGGTTCCTATGTCAACGGCGCGGAGGGGAATTACGGTGCTGGTGGAAAGTCGAACTTTGACGGAGCAAATGGATACACCGAGATAACTTGGGTAGGGCCAGCTTAGGAGACCTATGGAAACTTTTTATTACGCTCAACTAGACGAAAATAATTTTGTTATAAACTTAGGAGCATCTGGAGAAAACTCTGGAGGCGCAGAGCAAGAACTAAACGAATTAAACGAAGCAGATAACCAACACACGTGGATTCAGACGTGGCGCGACGGCGAGTACAGAGGCCGTTTTGCTATGATTGGAGGGACGTACGACCCTGCGTCTGACCGTTTTATAGATAAAAGCCCAGAGTCTTACCCATCATGGGTTCTTCAGGAAGATGGTTCTTGGTTTCCGCCAATTCCCATGCCAAGCAACTACACACAAGAAAATTGGCCTTCTGAGTCTGGAGAATACAAAGAAGCTCATAGGTTTACGTGGGACGAAGAATCGGTTTCATGGGTTCTATACATTTTCGGGTCATAAAATAATGATATTTAAGCGCACGACCGGAAAAAACCATAAGGTATCGCCACTTGACCTTGTCAAGAAAGATACCGACTTCGCTCCAGTTGAGATTCAGGAATCGCGCTACGCAGCCTGCAACTCATGCGACCGCTTGACGAAGACAACAAAGCAGTGCAAAGAATGTGGTTGTTTCATGAAGCTGAAGGTAAAGCTAGCCGAGGCAGTTTGCCCACTTAATAAGTGGTAGCTAGCTTCCTGAATTTATTCTTCCTTCTCTTATTGCTTCGTCATACTTTCCTTCACTGTCTATAGTCCCCTGCATCACCTGCGATGGAGAAGCCTCGTTATACCCAGACAACTTGTCGGAAAGTGCTCTCACCTGAGTGCTGAGAATAATGTTCTCTGCTGTAAGTGAGTTAATTTTTTTCATCATTTCGTCAATGACCATCTGTGGGTTTAGTTCCATTTTATTTTTCCTGCCTTATTGGTATGGCTTTATTTTCATCGTAGTCTACCTTTTTTTGGAAACACCACATTCCATCAAATTCCCGTTCCCCAGGAGCAAACCCTCCTTTTGCGGAGTGAATCATTATAAATAAATCAGGGATTACAAAATCACCTTCTTGATATTCATGGTACCAAGCTAAGGACTCGTCAGTGATAATTTCTTTCAGCCAATCCTGTATTGTTTTAAAAAATTGATTATCTTTTTCTGTCGGTTTTTGCCCATCGACGGAAAATAGCAGATGCTGATTTCCCCATCGCTCGCAACATGGACACAATCTAAGAACCTCATACCCAAAAGTTGGGTGATTTTGTATTGCATCATGCGCATTGCTTGACATTTCCGTATCGCCATCAACTGACCAAATTTTTTCATGCATGGCATCCATCTCTGCCGCAAAATGGTCGAGCATTGGCTGGTAAGGTTCTGGTACCTTGCGTGCAAATATTGGGTAATGTATAAGCTTTGCTTTTTTCATAAATGCGTACATGTCTGCAGGCATAATAGAAACAAGTTCGGATGCATCAATAAATCCGGTTTGCCCGACAGAGCTATCGCATTTGAAATTTCGCATACTCCATCCGACTGCGTGCATTGTGTGCTTCTTGTACATTCCCTCAAGATGCCATGGGTTTATTAATCCTTGCTGCACTTCTGACGTAACAAAAGTATTTGCCCTATCGTCGTAATTTTGCGTATACCTCCAATCTGCTACCTTCCCGTCCTGACTCTTGTATACAGGAGTCCAATTAAGGCCCTTTGACACAGCAGCAAGGACCTCTGTGCCCTTGTATATGTCAAGGAATGCGCCACGGAAACAAATAATCCCATGGGTTTTGAATGCATCCGCATAAGCACTAAAGTTGTTTCTTATGTCTTCGATTCCTTTAAAATCAAAAACATATTGTTCAGCAGATTTAACTCTCTTCATATTCTAGCTTCGTCCCCTCTGGAGCTCCCTCTACAGACCTTTGTTGAGAGATAACGCTGTTATTGTGCAAACCAAGAGCAACTTCCGCTGAATCGTCGTAATGGGAGAATCCAGATTCCGAAAACTTTACTGCATCTTGATAAATAAAAGGCAAATACACGGGAGGCAACCAATCAACACTTTCTTGTGCTTCGCGTATTTCGTCGTTCTTTGCAACACCATGCCCAAACTGAGCAAGATATGTATACCTTTCTCCACTGGTAATTGGGGCAACAGCATGCGAGCCGACATAGTTTGCAGGGAAAAAGACCACATCTCCAGCATCTGGCTTAATAGTTACATTGGCATATGGGAATCTAAATTCACCACCATCATATGAATCATTAAAATAGATAATCGCATTGACTACCTGGTACATAGCAACTTCGCGCTGCGATAGGTACCTTTGCCCGTCAATCACCCTAAAGTTCGTGTCGTTATCATTGTGCATGCCAAGTGAAGCACCGGGAAGGTACTTGAGTACGTGGCCTCTTGCCTTCCACCAAATCGTGTTAAGAATCATTGGGTGAATGTCAATGTATCTCATCAGGCAAAGGTATAGAGCTCTTTCGCAGTTATTAAAAAACTCAACTACATCCGATTCGGTATAATCCTCGACCGGTCCAGGCATGCCAAAACCGCCAAGTCGTAAAGGAAGTGAGAGCAGATTTGAATACGGCTGCTCATTTCCCTCGAAATCCCTAGCCTTCTTAATACCGTCTTCCTCGTAAATCTCCAATCCACAGCTCGGTACGTACGCATATGAGTCAACATATGGAAGTATTTTGTCCTGCGGAATATCCAGAACATTTTTGAACTGCATTATTCCACTGCCGTGATTTATGTACTGAATAGCATTGACTTCACTGCATCCGGTAGAGCCAAGCTTTGGTATTTCTAGGTGTTTGCGCGTCGCTTCCACGACATACCTCTAGTCTTTTGTGTATTGGGTTAAGCAATTCTTTTTGCTACGACCAAGCCTACATCATATGGGAGGTGATAGGAAATAAAATCCTCACGCTGGCATATGTATTTGCCATAATCCCAAAAAGTAGAAGTTATTTCAGCATCAGCCCCAGTGTAAAGCATTCCGTAGTCTGACGCGTCGGAGAGTATGAATGAGCCCCCTATTTTGACAGAGTCCATTAATCCGGCAAGCATTTCGGTAGAGATGCCATGGATACCAAATCCCGTTGCCCTAACCATGTCATACTGTTTTTCTGTTTGCTTTGAAATAATGTCAACATTATCTACAGCTGAATATCTAATATCAGGATGCGTATCTAAAACATTTTCTGTGAGATAAAAATTTTCAAAATAAAAAAGGTCTAAGTTATTAACGAATGTAAATTCTTTTGTTCTATCAGAAATTAGCTCCATAATAAAATTACAAGGAAGCTGCATATAGGTAAGAACAGTCTTTGGGTCTTGTTCAGTCCCACCGCTTAAGAGAAGGTCGTACCACATTTTAATTTGGGCAATGTTTTGCCACATGAGATGAGCAAACTCTTCGTTTGGGTTGATTATTGCCTCATACCAATGACTTTCTATGTCTGCGCCAATGGCGATTGTTCGCCTGTCGACAGAGGATTCTTCATGAAATTGTTTTATTTTTGAGGCGTAATCAGAAAGTTCCCCTAACTCAGAGAGTAGGAGTTCGTCCTGTCCAGTTCTGGACAGTCTTCTTGCAATTCTTGCTCGCGTCGCCCACCCACTAGACATTTTGTATACCCTTTGCATACTTTGCTATTTTTAACCATCTCATATTACGCCTAAGAACAAGAGTAAGCTTTGACGAGTTCTTGGTCATAAAAAATTCGTACGCTGGCCTTATACCAGATTTAATATTGTCAACAACAATTGACTCTCTTGTCACCTTAAAGGTGTCCCTGACTGCTGAAAGCATTTCTTCAATCTCGTATGACTCAATTAATTTCCCATCAAGGCCGGAAATGTAAAGAATTGAAGCTATTTGATGCTCGACGTATTCAATGTGCGAGTCCACTGAGTAGGTATTGTTTTGTGTTTCCCAAGAATGTCTAATAGTCACAACGAAATACCCTCCGTACTATTCATCACAATAAAACGAGGAGATTCAGCATTCCATTTGCTAATTGAATCATTGGACTCTGCGTATACTGGGCATCTAACTACGGAGTCGTCTGATGAAAAAACAGACGAATGAACTGAACTTTCCCAGCGAATAGTATCATTTTCTCTATTTAATTGTTTTTCTGCTGAGTACAGTTGTCCAGCTAGTGATACGGATGTTTTTGACTTTGACTCCTCCAACTGCTCGTTATACACAACAATCTTTCTGTTGGAATGTTGGGCAAGTTCTTCAAAAGTTTTTGAGCTGCTAAAAATTTCTGTTATTTCAGTTGATAATTTCATTACCCGAGATTCTCCAGGATTTGCATTTGTTTTTTTAAACAACCAACTGCAGATTGAAGTTGCGTCACATGGTTTGTATCGTAACCATATTCCGTCATGTTCATAACGCCTGAATCAATATCTTCCTCTGCGTTTTCTGGGCTAATCCCGAGCATTAAGCACAGCGAATAACTTGAATACTCAAGGTATTTTTTTGCTTCTGCCTGTGCCAATAATGTTTTTTCTAAAGAAAGTGCCATGTCATGTTCCGTTTCTTAAAATGTCCCATAGGTTCCACAAAAACTACAGCAAACTTCTCCGTCTTTATTTGGAGTATCGCACCCAAAGACCTGGTCACAGTTCGGGCACCAATGGAAGAGTCCATCTGAATGCCAATCTCTTGGGTTGTTGAGACTCTCTTCAGTTACATTTTCCGCCTTCATAAGCATTAATGCATGTTTTTTTATATGGTATTCGAGACTTTCTGCAAAAGGTTTTAGATGCAGCGTCTTATCGTCGCCGGTGGCTGCAGCTTTATTTATCCGAAATACCGGTTTATCACCATATTCGCCAGCGAGGGCAATGTTTGCATCACCAAATTCGTCACTAAAAGGAATTTCTTCAATCCCAATATCTTCTTTTTTCCATGTTTCAGAAACTGAATTTGGATTAATCCCAAGAGATTCACATAGCTCAAAAATTCTTTTTGCGCTCTCAACAATCTCTTTATTTACTATCCGTAAACGCACCTCAGGGTGAACGTATTTTGACGGGATATCTGTATGTGAATCAATCATGATATAGACCCTTTCTCAGGAAAGAGCTTCTAGTTGTTTCTTCGCTGAAAAATACCTATTCAGATGAAACTCAAGCAATACAGCACTACCCCATAGAAAATGGCCTTCTTCGACTCCAGAATCAGATGCTTTCCAGCCCTCGGTTACGGTATCTGGGTCTATCAATAGGTCGAATGCGATTCTAAAAACTTCTGAACTAGCCTGTTCCAAGGCTCTTTGCAGGATTTCTTTTCTTGATTCCGCTGGAACTATGTTGCTTATATTAAATGTAGACAATTTATTCTCCTAGTTACGGATTGCAATAAGCGGACATCAGTATTTTACTACAATTTTTCTACTATTCGTAGTAAAAATCACCAGTGTCAAGCGCTGTTGGGGGGAGGTCTCGGTGCCAAACATTTACAATCATTACATTTCTTTGGCCTGAAATCATTGGAGTTGTACCGTGAAGCACGTGTCCAGCATCAAAAATTATCAATCTATTGGGCTTACATGAGATACGTTCGCGCTCTGATATGTCAACGAGTAATTCACCAACATGACTTGATTCAAGAGCGTTTTCTGTATAGTCATCTATTTTGTGAGGATATATCTCCAGAAACCCACCATTGCCAGTATCTGTTTCTGGCCCGTAATAAACGCAGCCAATCTGCGGACCTGTCAAAATTTTAGTCTTTGCGTACCTAAATGTATCTTCGTCTACATGTGGACCAAGAAATTGACGCTGATTAAATGTTCTAGTCCAATATTCAAAACCACAAAGCTCGTCAACTGGAAACGGCAAGTTATTTTCCCAAATATGCTTCACGACTAACTGTTTTAGTGATTTTGGCTCAGACCTACCCCAACCATCCCAGAACATATACGGAGCAAAGCAGTCAGCCTGCTCACTATGGTATGAGTTAATTTCTGAAGCAATTCGTTCATCGCTCCCCATGGACATTGGGAAAAATGATTTGTCATTAACTATTGAATTGCATATTTCGTCACTGAGAAATTCGTCTATAACTTTCATATATATAATTTATCAAATCGGCTTAGTCTGGCCACTAACGGTGCCGTGTCCAAAGAATTCTAGATATGAAATTCTAAGTCCAGATTCTACTTTTGATACCGCATGGCTACCAAGAAAACTTGCTGGATAAATGATTACAGTGCCTTTTTGTGGTTTAAATGCTTTATTTATATATTTCATCTCTAACTCCCCGCCTTCACACCTGTCGCTTAGCACTAATGATAGCGAAAGAACATTGAATATTGGATTTTCGCTCTTTCCGGCACTTCCGATTGAATTATCATGATGTACACCCATGCCAGCTCCGGATGGATATGCGGCAATATGAGCATCCGTCCTCCATCTGACGCAGTCATAAACTTCGGGGTATATCCCTCTGTAGGCGTTTATACACTTAGATATCTCGGCTTCGATTTTTGCGTGAAAATCAATATCTTCCTGCGGACATCCATCAGGCGTTAAATTCAAATATCTTCTTGGTGCTTTATCTACGTGCTCTTTCGTAAACCTATAGCCGCCACGGTTTACATAAAAACCCTCTTCGTCAACGTAATAATCCTGTGGCTCAGAAATCTCCCTGCGCTGCATGTAGGAATCAATAAAGATATCCTCTATTTGCATTATTCTAGGGAACTCAACTATCCCATAACCGTGGTCAATGTGTGGTGCGCAGTCTGCTCTGTCAGCTATCTCTCTCTGGCGTTTGACCCCTTTTGCAGACATTTCCGTTACTTCACAATCAAAGATATATCCGTGAAATATTGATTTAACGTCATTTGCTTTACCTCCAGACAGATAAAGAGTTCTTTCAGAATCCGGATTTTGTTCGTGAGGGTACGGCCAGCCATATATCGATGCATCTACGTAACTAATTCCAGCATCTTCGATTATATTTTTTAAGTGATTTTCGTGAGAAACATCACCTATGTGGTTTGCGTCAACATACGTACCATTAAATCCACCAGAAACAACGTTCAAAGCATTTGGCATCACACCGGAACCCATGCATATTGAAATAATCACATCGCAGACTGAGCACATATTTTCTATGGTTACAGCATCATGAAGCGCAAGCTCATGTGCCCTGCTCTTGCTTTCAGTAGAGCGACCCTCTGATGCCCAGAAAACTTCACACCCATTATCTTTTGCCGCCCTCGCTAACGAAGCCCCCATTTTACCCGTATTGAGAATTCCTACTTTTATTGACACTACGACTCCGTTAACTTATAGCCGGTTGGCATATATACGTTTGATGACTTTCGAGCTGCTTCCGGCTGGGCGACTGGGTCTACGACGTTTTCTAGAACTTCTGAATTCGGTGTTCCCTGGCAGTACCACCCCAAATACGAGTATCTCATTCCATCTGTTACGGGTTGCACCTCATGCGCAGCAACGTAGTTTGACGGAAAAAATATTATTGAACCCTTTTGAGGCTTTATGGTTATGTCTAAGTAGTTAAAGTAATGAAGCCCGCCAGTGAAATTTGTACCATCCAGCTCGTCTGAGCTATCAACACAGTCGTTCATATAAGCAACAACGGACACAATATTTCTGGTTGCTAATTGGTCCTTGGGGTGAGGCTTCCCAAATTCGTACTCTGTCTGAATGTCCGCATGTAGTCCGAGAAATGAACCCTTTGGGTAGGCAACTATGTGTCCACGGATGCGCCACCAAATACATTTTCCAGCAAGTGGAAATTTATGCAAATAGTCCTGTAGGCATTCATCCTTAGCCCTCTCCAGATAGTCAATCGTCTCCTGGACTTTAGTATCGCCGTTTTGATGAATGAGGCTACCTCTCCACGGCATTACTTCAATAGAATCTTTTTTAAAAAAGTAATTACTTTTATTTATGTATCCATCTTCACCAGTTATTGGGTCTACGCCAGGTGAATACATGGTATTGCGCTCTTCTAGCAATGTCGAATGACAAAAATTTCGCATCCACTCCCAGTCGAGGTTAAAGGCGTTGCGGTAAATAACAACACCACCTCCAAGATGTTCACCTATCGCGCTCATGCTCCCCCAGCTCCAACATGTACTGCATGTAGTCAATTATCGCTTCAATAATGCGTCGGCGTTCACTATCGGTATCGATGTGATTGAAGCACCCATAAACCGTATCCACAGCAAACTGAACAAGAAAATCAAAAGGAGGGGGTCCCCCATTAAATTGTTCATATTCAAAAAATGAAAGATTATGCCAATCCCACGGACGAAACTTCAAGTTCCGTTGATGCGGAAACCAACACGGGTAGTGCCAAGCATGCCCTGCGTGGCGCATGTCTGGGTGCATTTCCAGAAGGGTCCTAACAAGCGGAAGCGGAGCTGGCCTGCCATCTTCATACGGCTCTGTTCTGAATAAATCTTCATCTGCAGCAAAAGCTCTCTCCAGGTCACCATTTTGTGTGAACAAAAACTTTTGCCCGACTACTTGCTGGTTATCTAAATAAGCCTTAGAAAATCTATTCATCTTGTCATATGTAAATGAGGGTTCAGTTGCTGGTGCCCACGGCACAACAGTTACTACCCTAAAATCATCATTATTGATTTCGTTTTTAAAAGCATTTACATCTTCACCAATTGTTCCGTCATCGGAATATACGAATAAAGTTACTTTTTGAAATAAGTCTGCATACTCCGAGAGTGCATATATTCCTTTTGTGAACACAAGTGGTATGTGGTCTGGATTTGGCCCGACTGTTATGTCTTTTTCAACGCCTTCTTTGCGCCACGTATCACCAAAATCTTCATTAACTATTATTTTTCGATTTGGCTCATAAGTTGGTTTTTCCTTTCCAACTTCGCATCTCGTAAAGATTCTTTGGTCATGTGACCAACCTGGGGAAAATGAATGCAATACAGCTCTGTTATCCCAAATAACCAAGTCTCCCTGACGCCACTCCCACGAATAACGCAACTCAGGAGACAGCAGTTGATTTTGCATATATCCCTTTAAGTCGCTAAACCATGCTTGCTCTTCGCCATTCGGTAGCCGCATATCATGACCAGACCAAAACAGCATTGTTTCACCAGTGGCCGGATGCGTGCGTAGCGCTGGATGCAATGGGAGCGAACTAAAGTCATCACCAACGAAACCTGTCCCATTAACGAAATACGCATCTTCCAGATATGGCTTAATATGCTCTGGGCAGTCTCTATAGGCATTAACAAGACTGTATATGTGGGTTTGCCCAACATTTGGAGAGCACGTAAACTTGTCCATTCTCAACCCAGTGTATGAAGGTACTTCTTCTAAAAATGGATTGTCCATATGCCATTGAGAATTTATAAACCACTCAACATCATCTACTTGAGTGTTTTTATTTCCTTGATGTTGCTGGTCTGTCAGTAGACCAGGGCGAAGAGCGGAGTAATCATTGTCTCCTCTATATATATTCTGCATTATCTTAACGAACTCGTCATTTGTCGGGTTCACATCCTTGAACCCAATCATCTTATTTCGTATTAATATTTCGGCAAAATAGTCAGAATCTTCAATGATTTGTGCAGCACTGACTCCCCTAACCTTAAATCCAAGATTCCCAAGACGCAAGCCTGCGGCTATTCCACCCTTTAGCTTCTTCATTGAATTGGTTCCTCAAGCTTAATATGGCCTTCATGGCGTGGTCCTATGCGTTCTCCGTTTTCATTCAAACCGCTACGTATTCCACCCATCCAAGTCCATGGCTCATCGTGTAGTTTTTTCATCTTTGCTGCACCGTACGCAGCTCTACTGTCCATGAGTTCTGGCTTGTCCCAGTAATTGTCAACTTTAAACCTGACCGATGGCATAGTCGAAATATCGTAAAACTGAAAAAACATGAATGGCATACCAGCACTAAAAGTTACTGGTTCTCCAATTTTGGTAATCTTCCAATTCATGTTGAACTCATCCGGCCACCAGTCGCTTGGAATAGTCGCAGACAAAGGAACAGCTCCGTCTACAAAATAGTTTGGCGAACCCGATATCCATGTCCACACATTCTCTGGAGTAGAAAATGTCCATCCAGTAGTGAATGACATAATTCCAACGATGCTGGGCATAACTATTGCACGCTGGTATTCCTGTCCACCAGTAGAGAATGTTGCAAATTCACCAGAAAGAACTCGTGGAACAGAAAGACCACCATCCCATTGAACAACAACGTCCTGTTGCAGAACCATTTCCCACCCGGCTATATTTGCTTCCGTCATAGGGAGGCACTTATACGCATGCTTGTTATATGTGTCATCCATCCAATCTCTTCTAACGGTGGATTGACGAATAACTGGTGGGTTTTGATGTGTTCTAGTCAGGGTTACATCCATTTAAGCCGTTACTACCTGACCACTAACATTTGGAAGTGTGGATGCTTGAGAAACAACGTTTAAACCATACGAACCAGTTTGGTGATTTCTGTCGTTGTAGTCATACATGGTCACTACCGAATACTTTGTACCTTTTGTTACCGGCATTGATGAGTGTGCATAAATGAAGTCAGATGGGTGCATGATTAAGTCTCCCTTTTCTGGGAAAAACTTGAGCTGTTGATATGGCATGAAGTACTCTCCACCTTCATAACCGTCAGCTATGTAGCCAATACTGGAAACGGCGCAACTATAGGAAAAACCAGAATCTGGATGCACAGAGAAGTGCTGACCAACTCCGTACTTAACGAAGTTGGTTGCCTCTTCGTATCCAAGTTTCAAGTTGTATAAACCAGAATAGTGCTCCATGCATTCCCGTACACCACTCATAACTTCCAAATAGACAGATGATAACTCTTCAAACCCAGGTTCCGCTATTGGCATCTCGCCTTGGCGCATTTTGAAATCAAAGCAGTCACGGTAATCTTTCATAATTTCTTGGTCCCCGACCATTGCAGGGCTCCACTTATACCGCGAATGCTGACTATCCTCTAAAACTGCCTCAAGACGTTCAACAAAATTGGCATCACTTGGCCACACGTTTTTGTATAAAACTATTCCGGCATTTTCATGACCAATATATCCAGCTACTTCCATTATTGTCTCCCTATTTTAGTGATTGTATAAAAGGATGGCGTTGTCCAGCGTTCGCCAGACGTTATCTCACGTACTCCATGAAGATAGTTGATATCTCCTGGATGCGCAACTGCCATCCCTGAGCTTATCTTCACCTCTACGTCATGCTGGGGGTAATAAATCTGCCCACCTGTAAATGCTTCATTCCAATATATGACGGAATTAAGGTCGTACGTGGGAAATGGATTTGGGGTTCCGTCGTTCAGCTGTTTATCCGCATGCGGAGACTGACTGTTTCCCGGAAGCCACCTGATAAGAACAGGGGGTCGGCATGAAACCATTACGTCATACTTCGCACTAATAGCAGTAGCCATCTTGTTGACATATTTATCTACTAAATTAAAAATTTCCGGGGAAATGCGTTTCAGTATTTCCCCACTACACATCCTGTCTCGCCAATACGAGGCATCATATATGCAGATTCCATCTTCGTTAAACTCATCTTCTTTTTCGTTCTCCCACTCATTTATCAGCGGAAAAAATTTATTAATAGTCTCTAAGTCTTGTTGCTCAACAAAGTTTTCAATTATTAATATATTGTCAGAACTAGAGCCAAAGTGTCCAGATTTAACCAGTGATTGCTCATTAGCAATATTGTTCATGACCCTAATGCTACAGGAAGATGTTAAGCACTTCAAACAAAAGCATCAGGTAAGCAGACATACGTCAGGATTGTCACGCCTCCACAATTCAACATCTTTCATGTCGTTAAGTAAAGGCTGATTTTTTATATTTAAACTGGTATTAAGTAGTATGGGAATGCCGGTAATGGAGTGCCAGCGCTCCAGCACCCCATACAGTCCAGCATGCTGCTCCTTGTTTACGGTCTGAACTCGGCTAGTTCCGTCAGCATGAACAACAGCAGGAATTAGGTGCGGTTTTTTGCACCTTACCGCATATTGCATATACGGTGATGAACCATCCATATCGAACCATTCATGTGAGAACTCCTCCATAATCACCGGAGCAAACGGACGGAATTTTTCACGTTTTTTTATTTCATTTACAATATTTTTATTAAGAGCGTTTCGCGGGTCTGCAAGGATGCTTCTATTCCCAAGAGCCCGAGGACCAAATTCAGCACTACCTGAAGCTATTCCAACAATGCCGGAGTTCTGGAGTTCTTTAATTATTTCACCGACTGGGTATGTCTGGGAGATGTTTTTACCCAAGTACGGACCATTCCACTCCACGTGTCCACCATGAAGCGCAAGTGCGGCCCCAAGGCTTGAACCAGCATCTCCAGGATTGGGCATAATCCAGATTTTTCCCCATTCACCCATTAAAAGCGAGTTGGCTTTGCAATTCAGGGCGCACCCTCCCATGAATACAAGATTATTAGATGATGTAATAGTTTTAGCAAATCTCATAAATTCTAATAGTCTTTTTTCATACACGGATTGTGTTGCTGCTGCAATATCACACTTGTCATCATCGTCGAACACCTCCCCCCATTTGGGCACTCCTCGATGCAAGTTATGTGGTTGATTAGCAAATGATGGGAAGTAACTACCAACTCGCTCCCCGTACTTACGGGGGTCCCCAAATGCTGACATACCCATCAGTATGTATTCTTCCTTGCCCGGCTCCAACCCTACCAAGTGAGTGAATGCACTATAAAAAAGACCAAAAGAAACAGGATATTTTAAGGAAAAAATACGTTTGATTGACTCTCCGCGTGCCTCCCAAATGGATGCTGTCTCAAACTCCCCAATCGCATCAATTACGACAATTGTTGCAGCATCAAATTGTGACGTATAATAACCAGCCGCAGCGTGCGAATAGTGGTGTGAGAATTGATGTTCAGGGACAGTTGATAACTCAGGAAATTTATCTGTATAAAGATTTCCGTAGTCACCATTGATGCCGCCAAAAAGTATGCGTCTAATTCTTTTCTTTAACCTTTTCTCAAAATAGGCAATTGCAGAGGGATGCCCGTATGACATAGCATCATCAATCAAATCTTTAGATATGTGAAATGAATTCTTCACCTTGTTGTAGCGTTCCGCATGAGCAGCAAAACATATTTTACCGTCTACTAAAACACTTAGCGCGGCATCATGCGATGAGTCATTTATGCCCCATAAAATATTAGATGACATACATTCCTCAGTATATATGGAAGTCTTTGTCTTTGTTTTTTTTACGTTTTCTTAGTACAAAAATTTTTATTCTTGATTTTGTTATAGAGATTGATGTTGAAATTCTGAACAAACGGACTTTTGTTTTTTTAGAAAACATTACGGCATCTCCTCAAGTATTGAACATGGTATTTCTACTCCAAGAAGCTGTTCGGCATAATGTATTTGGTCGTGCAGTCCGGGGTGCATGCTGTTTATTGATTTATACCAGAACTTGGTTTGATTCTCAGTTAACGGCACGTGGTCACAAGTTTCCAAGCGGGATGGGGCCCCATGTCTGCGCCACCGACCATCTCCGCCTATCTCTCGTTCCATGTCTATGAATTTCTGAAAATGACTAGTTGATGTTTCAAGCCGTAACTGCGGTTTCCTCTTTATGTTGAATAAGTCATGAGAATCAATAGCAAGTGGGTTATCGGGATGAAACCACGTCATGCAGTCAAATGGCACAGACATTGATTCAAATATTCTTTTAAGAGAATATAAAGATGACATGCTCGCAAAAACAGCAAGTTCTGGAGAGACAACATGCTTTCTCCCCTTATGGTCAACGAGCCTTAGGGGCTCCTGTCCAGACGCCATGTGATTATGGGTATAGGATTGAACTGTTGCTTCCCAAAATGCCTGACCAAAAACAATACTAGAATTATCACTGTCCTCTACGTCCCCCTCGTAGCTGAAAGAATGTATTTCTACATTTCGAATCCATGAGTAAGGAAACCAGAACCTATAAGGGTCTGGCATTAGTGCTAAAACATGTTTTGGTGAACCATAGCGCGCGGAAGCATCCATCGTAAATGAAGATATTTTTCTGTAACCAGCACCTAGCTCAGAATAATTATTTACTGTTTTACCAGTAAACAGCTCAACGATTGAGGGCCACGAGTAATTTACTGGAAGTCCTTTTGAAACAGTATACGAGCACCCAATACATGCGTAGTAAGGGTCCTCTATGAAGTTATTTCTTGAATATGGTGCTTGCTCTCCGCTGAAGTCTACGAGGCCATTATCGGTAACCCCAGTAAAAGGAACATTGCTATCTTGTTTCTCTATTTTTTTTGGTGAATTATTTTCAGCCGTATTGTAAATTGAAAAAAATCCGCTATCGGAAGCTCTATCTGAATAAAAAGAAAGCGAGTATAGCTCATCAGGGCTAAGTAGATGTTGTTTAATCTTCTTCATCGTCAAACCACATTCTTTCTGGAAGCATTGCTTTATCGACAGAGTCAATGTACTTTTGAGGCATAACGCGCCAAATACTTTCTGGATTGGATACACGCTTCCACCAGTCGGTATAAAGCTCCGGCACTAGGCTTAGGCACACGGACCTTACCCCGGGCCAAAATAATGTCATGGTTAACCGCTCTCCGGAAACTAGCTGAGTTACTCCATGTGTATAAAAATGATTTGCTGGAAAAGTAATTACATCACCAGCAGATGGCTTAATCTTGTAACCAAGATAGTTGAAAAAAAACTCTCCGCCTTCATAGTCGTCCGTAAGGTAAACAACTGATGCATAATCATTAAAATGCTCTGATATCGGAACTGGAAAATTTTCATTTCCTCTTTCTTCGATTATCAACTCACCAGATGTATGTCCACTATCGTTGTGCGACTTGATTTCATCGCCAATCATCCACCTGTTGTACGAAAGATTTATTGGCACAAAAAGTAATTGAGCATAATATTTTTCTAGCTCTTTGTGAATTCTCTCTTTGACTTCCTTATCTATTCTTAGTAAATCCTGGTTTTCTCCTTTTTCATTGCTCAGAGTATAGTGCTGCCTCACATCTGGGTAATATTTTTCCTGCTTTACCCAATCTGAATCAACAAGAAGTAAATTATTGAATACAGAAAGTTCTTCTTCGTTTAGAAAGTTTTCCATTACGAAAAGTTGCGACGGCCTAGTTCCGTATTCAATTCTTTTTTTGCTCATGGTAGTTTCCCTAAGAAATCGTTGTCTACCTTCATGCCAAGAAAGTGTTCTGCAAAATGTATTTGGTCATGAATGCCCGGATGATTGCCAATATCACTAGCAACACTCCAACATTTTTTTTGATATTCAGTTTGCGGCAAGTGTTCACATTCATCGCCAAAACCTAGTCTTCTCCATGGCATCTGGTACACGTCGCTTATGTTTATTTCTTCTTCCCACCAAATTTGGTCCATATTTGTTTTACTATTTTTTAATTGTTTTTTTGATATTTTTTCATTTTCAAAATGCAATACTTTTGCTGGTTGATAATTAGAATCGTAGTAGCCAATATTGGAAAATATTTTATTTGTTTCATCATCCCATGAGCAAAATTTAAACTCCATGTTATTCATGCGGCAGTAATGCATCAACATTTCAAGTGTAGTAAAGCTATTGAAGATAGTAGCATCAACGGAAATAGTAGTTTTCCGACCGTCGTAACCAGTATATGAAAATGGTTTTGTCGTCACTGGCTTGTCTTCTGTAGCCATAGCAGAATGACGAACATCCATAAAGTACTCGCAAACATCTGTGTGCCATGATGCGTGTATTGTGTGATTTTTACCATTAGATATATGCTCACACGAATTCACAGTCCACATTCTGTATATGTCTGGAAACAGTGCAAATACTGTTTTTGGCTTTCCAAATTGAGCAAAAGAATCAATTGCAAATGAAGATAGAAAATCAATACCAGACCCAGGCGAAGACAAGTTATTAACTTTTGCCCCAGTAAATTCTCTAATTATTGATGGCCAAGAATATTCTTCAATTAGCCCCATAGATACCGTACAGGAACAGCCTATGCACACAAATTCCGGATTTTTCTCTATTGGTCTTCTTCCCCAAGGAGCAGCAGAACCATCAAAATTAGTAATCCCACAAAGATTTGCCCCTGTGTAGCATTTTTCACTATCTTGCGGTTCAAATGATTCTTCATAAATAATTGAGAATGGATTTTCTAAGTTTTTGTCAAATGAAAAAATAAATGGGTCAGTTTGATTTTCACTTTTGCCATTCTGCATATTCGAATAGTAGCCCAAAATTGTTATATCGAAAAGAATCAAGAGGATGTACGGAGAATAGCAGTGGTACAATCTGGGCATGATAAACATTAATCTTTCGTATAAAGAAATATACCCAAAAATTTTTGTTTATCAGGGTCTTCTCCCGGACAAAAACCACATTCATTCAACACTTCGGAAGTCATTAGGCTCATCTGAAGGTAAATACTATTTTGGTAAATGGATGGATTGGTACGGTTTTGGACAGCTTTGCGAACCAAAACAGTTCAATCCGGAAGCAACAGATATGTCTAATGACATGTACGATTGCGAAAGGTCAATGGAGGAAAGACTGCAAAACGCTATTAGCTGTGCTTTCTCTCATTATATAGATGCCAACGATGTTCAGCTTCCCGAAGATTCAATCATATCTCGGGTCAGCTTTGCTGCTTACTACGAAGGTATTGACACTGGTGGGGGTAGGGTAATGCAATACCATACGGACTATATTGTTAGCCAGCACGCTAGCCGATTTGAAAATTTTCTCCTGACATGCACTGTTTACATAAATGACGACTATGAAGGGGGTGAAGTTAGGTTCACAACAATGACTGGCGATTCTTTGGATTACAAACCCGAAGCAGGTGACATAGTCGTATTCCCATCTGGCTCCCCGATTTACCCAGGCGACGAACCATACTTCCACGCTGTAGGGATGGTTAAATCTGGAACAAAATTTTTAATTAGGTCTTTTGTGAAATATAAAAATGAAGGCTCTGAGGACTGGTTGTCAAGTGAAAAACAACATGGACCTGAAGAGTGGGCAAGAATGGAAGAAGAGCGTGTCTTGTCTACTGCGGGAAGAGTTTCTAACCAGATGCAAATTATTGATGGTGTAAAACACTATTCTCAATACTTGGTTGACGCGTTCAAGCTAACCGATGAAGAAAAGGTAGCTATGGGTTATGAAATTGGTGGCTTTTACTAATCTATTTTATTTATTAATATGACAAATAAGTATTTATATCTCTACTTATAATTTCTAAAGATAAACCTATACCAAACTTCTGCGCAGAGCTAGGCCATTTTTCCCCATCTTCTGATGTCTTTGGTCGATGGTCCCTGCGCCCATTCTCCATGTAGTGTTCTTTTACCCATGGAAACGTATTGTTTGTTACGTCACGCTCTCCAAGGAGAAAGCCATTGGCGTATCTTTTAATTCTTCTTCCGTCCCTGCTTATGAGGAACTTTTCAAAGTTGCCCCTGAGTGGAACGAATGACTTAGCGTCTTTTGGCTTTTTCATGGGCTCAGCGTCAGACCAGGATATGAGCTCATCATGGTATGGAATACCATTCTCATTTAAGTCTGCAGAATATGCGCCAGTAAGATATTTCCACAAGTCATGCTGCTCCTGTAAATTTACTAGTCCAGGAACATAATTTTCATCATAGGTATGTTTATCATGTCGGCCATTTGTTAATTCAGTGAACTCATAAGTCGTAGCAAAGTTTTCCTCTGCGTAAGTTTTAGCAAGCTGGCCAGGAGTTACGTCTAAATTGTTTTCTTTTATGTATGAGTTTAGGCCATTTTGAAATTCAGGGTAACCATGACATACGAAATCATCTACTGTCACTGCAACTATTGAAAAATCAGGTTCTGCTGAGTACTTTTGGTTGAGCTCTTCTAGAACTGAATGTTGTGGGATATTCCCACAACCGGCAGCTACGTTAAATAAAAGTGTCACTTTCCCACGTCTTGAGCTAAGAATATCTTCATTTCTCGTATCCGCTGAAGATATTTTTATGTCATAAATAGATACTGGAAGAGATATTTCTTCAACTACCTGTTCTGACAATGGGTATGTGATGTTGTCAAATGCTGTCATGTTTACTTAAACGAAGGAGGGAAGTGCGGAGGGAAGTGTGGAGGGAAGAATGGGGGAAAGTGCGGCGGGAAGTGCGGAGGGAAGTGTGGAGGGAAGAACGGAGGAAAGTGCGGCGGGAAGTGCGGAGGAAAGTGTGGAGGGAAGAACGGAGGAAAGAAAGGAGGAAAGAAAGGAGGAAAGAAAGGAGGAAAATATGGAGTGGCAACTACATAGTCAATTACTTCTCCCACAGGCATTACTGCTCCTGCAGTTTCTGTCTGAGATGTAACTTTATTCAAGTTTCCGGCACCAATGCTTCCGGTTGGGTCGGTTATTGAGGAGGCTGCAGAAGCAGAACCTACGAATCCCGCAGTAGTTACGGCCCCAGGCGCAGCGGCACTTGTTAGCCCAACAAGGTTTGGGACAGTCCCTTTTGGGGCATCTGGTTCTTTTTCTGAGTTCGCTCCGCCAGCCATTTTAAATTCCTTTAAACCTTAAGGTCGCCCGATAACAGCCACGTATTCGCAGCTCTTTTCCGTAGTGTAGCAGTAGAGTACTGCACTCTCAAGCGAGTTCCTAGCGCGTTATTTACTGTCGTTGTTCCTGGGGTAACCGCTGTTATCTGAACCTCACCTGCTCCGACCCTGATTATCTGTATTACGGTGCCGATGGGGAAGTTGTCAGAAGCGTCTGTTGGGACAGATATTACTGAAGTTCCAGCGCTCGCAGTCATTTCAAGAGTTGCATACCTATGAGTTGTTGAGCTTAAAGTAACGCTAGACGAGACCGCAAGATATTCCTCTGGAAAGAAAGTCTTGGCAGGAAGAGTGACGCTTGCCGAAGCATCAAAAGCCACACTTCCGCTGAGAGTTGGGCTAACTAAAGCCGCACTAGAGGAAAGCGCTACGGAACCGGAACCGGTTACCCCGTTCAATAGGTTGGTAGCAGCAATTTGAGCTCCGCCTATATATACCATTCCAACGTTTATCGAAGCAGTCGTACCAGAAAAGACTTCTGACGAGTTCGTTGCGCCGACGAGGAACGTAAACATTCCCGCAGAATCGTCATAACCCATGAACCCAACAGATGCTGCCGTGCCAGAGTGATATCTAAACTCGATACCTCGGTCTTTGTTGTCATCTGACCCAGGAGCCGTATCTCCACCAAGGGTGAATATTGGGTCATCTATTGTTACTGTTGTTGAGTTAACAGTAGTTGTTGTTCCATTTACTGTTAAGTCGCCTGAAAGAACAAGGGATGTGCCGGTGGCGGCACCAATATTTGGCGTTACAAGTGTTGGCGTGTTGGCAAATACGAGCGCACCAGTACCAGTTTCATCTGAAATAATTCCTGCAAGTTCCGATGAAGAGGTAGCTGCAAAAGCTGAAAGCTTATTTACTGTAAGCGCTACGGTTCCAGTGGCATCTGGCAGGGTGATTGTTCTGTCTGCGGTTGGGTCCGTAACTGACAGAAAAGTTTCAAAATCATTAGCGGTTGTGCCTTCAAAAACAATTACTCCATTTAAATTCACACCACCAAATGTGGGAACCGCCGATGCCGATACATCTTGACCAATTGCGATTGTTGCCGTCGAACCTTCTCCGGGAGTGTGGGTAATCGTTATGCCGGTTCCCTGCGATAAATCAACTAGATAGTTGCCAGTCGTATCAGTTCCTAGCGCAACCGAGTTGGCTGCAATTGTTGCTGTTATGGAAGCATCTGCAGAACCAGAGAATGAAACCGAGCCAGTAACATCACCGGAAAGACTAATTGTCCGTGCAGTTTGAAGTTGCGTAGCCGTGTCGGCATTTCCAACAAGAGGGGCTGTTACTGCTGCAAATGTTACTGAAGATGTTGTGGCTACCGCCTGTCCAATAGACACAGAACCGCTCGAAACAGAGAAATGGTTAGAGTTAAACCGAGCAATACCCTTTTGAGTAGTCCCCCCGTCTTGAACGGCGGCAGTTACTGTTCCAGTAATTCTTCCATACGAGTCAACAGAGTGCGACTGAACAAAAGAAGTACCATCAGAGCCGGTTGTATTGGTCTGATTAATTGTTGCAAGGTCAATGCTGTCAGCGCCAACCAC